TTCCCGCGCAAGTTCAGCCCCAGAGTTAACGGCTTGCTTGTTGTCAGATGTAACAACAAGGGAGATCTTGGCGTTAAGCACAGTAACTTCATGCGTGAGTTTGTCCAACGCACTCATCAGGTAAACAACGCAAGTAAAAAGAATAGGAAGCACCGCAAACGCGGTCTTCTCAATAAGTTGAGACTTTGCTTCTAATTTTTCAGTCATAGCCCTAACAACTTTTTGACAAAGTCTGCTGCAACACCCGGACCAAACAACACCGCTGCAATAACAATGTATAACAACCATTCGATGTTACGCATCCGATCTCTTCCACGGTCAAGGGATTCTTGAATGGAAGCATATCTACTTGCACAAACGGCTTCGTGCACGGCTAGTTTGGTCTCAGTAGTGTCTGACATCTAGTCACCATCATGAAACTGCAACATCAACCTGACCAGGATGCTTAGGCCAGACAATTTTAAAAGGATCTGTTTGCGTAGTGATGTCCCGTAACGCCTGCCGGTAAACCGCCCACGCCAAATCATCTACTGGAGCATCAGCCAATTGCGTCCAGTCCGTATCTTTAAGTATCTGGTTGCGCTGGCTGCGGATTGTTGCCCACTGAGTATCAATGCGTGATTGAAGTTCTTCCGCCGTCAAAGGTTCAATGTCAACAATGCAGCACATCCCGTCATATAGGTGAGGAGCGGCAGATACCAGCTTTTCCGTTGCGTGGTTGTGCGGCTTCCACACCGTGATGACGTAGTAACCCTGCTCGGCAATCCATTCTAACAATGGACCACGGTCGCCAAACGATGTATTGGGAAACCACTCTGTGTGATCTTTGATGACAAGTTTTTGATTAGCGAGTTTCATAATTACCTCGTTGGGAATGCTGCTGTTGGCGTTGTGATGGTGCGAGCGTATTTGGTAACCCGAACGTCTTGCAAATAACCATTTAACGGGCTAGTCCCGATCCGATCTGCGCCAACATACAAAGTACTTGTTTGGTTAAAGTTGTCTGTCACAGCGCCGCCGCTCGTGGCATCAACCGATCCATTTAGATAAACCTTAAGGTTCCCGGTCGCGCTGCCAGATCGCACCACAGCAAAATAGTACCAAGTGGCCGAAGCCAATGAGGTAGCGCCGGTTAAGTTAGACGCGGTATAACTAAACTGAAGTTTGTTGCCAGAGGTGACGTTAACAGACCATCCAGTTGAAGCCGTGCCTTTACTGATGATCCCGTAAGCAACGCCAGTTGCCGACAAATAAACCCAACCATCAATCGTAAAATCACCCGTTCCGAGCTGGAGCTGCGGATTGTCAACAGCCGTTAGCCAATCCCCAGTACCATCGAACTTCATGCTCGTTGGCGACCACTTAGATACCGTGGTTGACGCTTGGGCATCTCCAACCGTAGTCACATTGTTCTGCACCGCAGCGTCGTAGATTCCCGCGTTAGTGCAATTAAGCAAAAGAACCGTGTTTGACGAAGCAAAGCTCGTATTTACGTTGGTGGTGCTTGAGTAGCTTGCTGCGCTAGTTGATCCCGCGGTTGTTAATGGGGCAAGGAGGGGAGGTGTAAAGTTTCCCGTGTAAACGGCAGTTGACCTTACATACCTAAAATTACTTAAATATCCTACCCAAGCAGACCCCGAACCAACAGTAGCATCACTTCTAGCCCCTACTGTTAATGTAGTTAGCGTAACAACTTGGGTAGCTGATGATATTGGTGTTCCTACAGAAACACCGTTTAAATACATTTTATAGGTAGTGCCATCAAAAACCACAGCAATATGAACCCATTGACTTAAATATTTGGCATACGGAGTATCAATCCTTCCTATTTCAGACGAACCTGAATTGGTAGAAAAAAACCTAGCTGATAAATTGCTAGTGCTTGAGTCGATATACGCAAACATTCCGTAACCATTGGCGGCCGCAGCAAAATCAAAAATTGCTTGCCCCGATGGATTGCCTGTAAAATAAAACCAACACTCTACTGTAAATGAAGGATTGGTATAACTAACAGATGGGCTTCTTAAATGTGTGTTGGACGTATTAGCCCCGTCAAAATACCCACTCCCACCATATGCCGCAGCGGTGTACGAAGCAGTCGGTGAGAACGGCTGGAATGCTTGGACTTGAGGGGTTCCAGATCCAACAGTAATTGCGCTTGCAAGAGTAGAACCGTCAACAAAACGATTGTATCCGCAAGACAAAAAAATTGTGCTTCCCAAAGCCGTCAACGGAGTTGTTGGCGTTGATGAGATTGTTAGGTTTGTATTTGATAGTCTTAAATTTGAAACGTAACCAGCAAACCCGTTTGCAGCGCTTCTATCCGTACCAATTCGCATTGCGTCAGTTTGGCTGAACGTGGTAGCCGACGTTCCGGTTCCATCAGATGCGCCGTTGAGATATAGAGTTGTTTGGCTTGATCCAGTTCCAGCGCGAACAACAGCAACATAATACCAAGTATTTGCCGCAAGGCTTGTTGTTCCAGTAATGCTTGTTGAAGTATCAATAAAAACAAGTTTATCAGCCGAGCTAATTTGAAACACCCAACCAGTCGGCCCAGCAGATGATCCTTTACAAGCAATTGTATGCGTAGCGCCAGATGCCGTTCGAAACACCCATGTTTCAATAGTGAAATTTCCAGACCCAAATCTAAGACTGGCACTATCTGCAACGCTTAAATAACTGGATGAAAAATAATTACTCCATTGTCCAGTCGGCCAATACGGAGTCACAGAACCCTGCGTTACGGCTCCGGTGCGAGTGATCGTATAGTTATTGGTGCTGGAGTCCAGAAACGTATTGTTCTGCTGCCCGTTGGTGCTAGTTGTCTCCAACAACAGCGGGACATACGAAAAAGGAACCACAGACCCGGAGGCAGCAGCCCGACCTGATTTAGATGCAGCAAACATTAGTAATTCTGCCCAATAGTAGTGCCATACCAGTTAGTACCGTCAGAAAAGAACGAATAGATGTCTTTTTTACTCGCCGTAGTCGTAATTGTCGGTGCGGTAGCTGAAGGCCAAGATACGGTTGACCAAGTAACCGTCCTGCTTCCAGTCCCGTCTTGAGACAAAATGATAATAAACGACTTGCCAGCGACCGCAGTCGGCATAGTAATCGTCGCATTCCCAGTTAGCGTCAGGTTCTGAACTGTACCGTTGGTCAAACTAACCGTAATCGCCGTGCTGGTATTGGCTGAATACAGCGTCTCAACGTAGTTCGTAACCGTTGGATTGGTCAGCGAAGGCGTATTATTAAAAACCAAAACACCAGAACCCGTCTCATCACCAACTACTGAAATCAAGTTTGCGCTAGTCGGGGTCGCCAAAAATGTAGCGACGTTAGTCCCCAACCCAGAGACCCCGGTAGATATAGGCAATCCCGTGCCGTTTGTCAGCACAATAGCTGAAGGCGTTCCTAAGTCACCGCCGGTAACAATCAGCGTTCCAGTTGCGTCTGGCAACGTAATAATAGGTGTCCCAGCAGTTGCCGCAGCCTGTAAAGTCTGGGTGCCAGCACCACTAGCGTTACCTTGAAGTTTAATTGCGCTCATGTTTGATCCTTTAAGCGGCGATGAGCCAAACTTGGCCCGTAGGTACAGTTACTGCAACACCCGTTGATATTGATACAGGCCCAACGCTGAATCCATTTGAACCAGCGGTAATTGTGTAATTAGAACTGATTGTTTGATAAGACTCAAGGATCGGTCCACCGGCAGTACCAACAGCAGCGTTGCTAGTCCATACCCCACCAATACTTGTCAGTACGTTACCCGATGTTCCTGGTGCAATGAAACTTACGTTTGGAGCAGTTCCACCGCTAGAAATGACAGGAGATGTAGCGGTAACAGCCGTGACCGTCCCACCTCCACCGCCACCACTAGCCCCAAGAGTAGAAACAGTCTTTAGAACCATGTTACACCCCGTCCCCTGGTGTGATGTATATCACAGCACTACCGCTGCTGGTTATCCCGGCAAAGTAAGCGTTAGGAGTGAACGTCAAGATCTCGTCCGTGCCTGACAGTAGCGGGATAGATGACTGTGTGCTCGTGACAACCACAGCGTTGGCTACTGCGCTCGCGTTGGACTGCCCATACCCCATGAACACCGTTACGTTACCGCTGTTGATGATTCGATATTGATTGCCACCAAGGGTTGTAGACGCGGCTTGGGTGGACGTAGTTGGAGAACTGCTGGTAGCCGTG